TAGAGGCGGAATGACAACTAAGGTTCTTAAGTATCTCGGTAAAAAACTTAAGTCTCGTGAAAAGAGAATCTTTTGTGATCATTGTAATAATATTCAACAACAAATTATAGATACAGGATCAACTACAAATTCACAATTTGAAGTTATTCATATTCAACCTGCATTCGAACAATCAAGCCTCGATAAGCACTTTATAGATCAATTAGATATTCCTCCATTTGGAAAGAATGCTAAGAAATATACTAAGGGACCTAACTTCGATATGAATAATGTATTCACCCCTGAGGATATTCTTGCTAGACTTGAGTGCCTTGCTGATTTCGAATTAGAAAAACTAGGAATTCACCCTAGTAGACATCCTAAATATTTTTACAATCGATATTTGTCTATTCCACCTGTTAATATCAGGCTGATTAATAATAGTGGTGGAAGCGGTGAAGGTAATAACTTTATCAATGCCAATATTGAAGCAGTTATAAACAGCAGTAATAATCTGGCTAAGAAACAAAGTACAAAATTTGATGTAGATTTTCTGCCTGATACAAAGATTAAATCATACAGAGATCGAAACAAAGATTTAAGTAAACTTGAGTTATATCAGAAATTATATAAAGACTATTATAATTATCTAGGCATTGCAGAAGCAACTGATAAGACCACTTCTCTTTACACTGCATTCAAAGGTAAAGAAGGTCTGATTAGAAATAAAGTAATGGGTAAAAATGTTGCTAATGGAATTTACCGAACAGTTATTGGATGTGGTCCTCAACTTCCCTACAATGTATCAGAAATTCCTAGGAAATATGCAAATATTATTACAATTGAAGAGACAGTAACTCCATATAATATTCACATTCTTCAGCAGTTTGTTAAAAACGGTACTAACTATCCGGGATGTAAAAATATCCGTGTTGCTGAATTAGGTGGAGTACTTAAAAACAATGATGGTACTATAAACATTAAAGTAGGTGATTCAATTAATCGCCATATTATCAGTGGTGATGAACATAATATGAATAGATCACCGTCTCTTGCTACAACAAATATTACGTGTATGAAAACTAGAGTACATGCTGGAGCAAAGGATATAAATAGTAGTTTAATCTCAATCGGATCATGTAAGTATTTCAATGCTGATTTTGATGGAGATCAAATGTCTGGTAAATATCAGAAACGAGAGGAAACTCGTGAAGAAATGTCTCAATTATTTGCTGCTTCTAGATTTGTAAATGATTACGGAACTGGAGAACCAACTATAGGTTTATCTCAGGATGGACCAATTGGTGTTGCATTATTAACCATGCACGGAACAGAATTAAGTAGATTTGAAGCAATGAGATTATTTGCTGATATCCCTATTAATATAGCACTGAATAAAGATGTTTATACAGGTAGAGAAATATTTAGTTTCCTCTTGCCTAGAATAAACTTTAAAGCACCAAGCCCCATGTTCAAGGAGAAGATTATATTCGCCGTAGGTGATTTTCATGAATCTGATAAAGATATCGTAATTGAAGATGGTATTTTAAAATCAGGCGTTGTATGTGGAGGGGTAATCAAGGCCAAAATAGGCTCACTCTTCCATATAATTGGTAATAACATTAGTCAGGAGGAAAGTATGAGAACCTGCTATTATATACAGAGTGTTGCTGCTAAATTCTTAGAATTACATGCATGTACTATTTCCTACAAGGATATCAGACTAGGTGAAGATTCTAAAAAATTAATAGATCTAGTACAATCAACTATTATGAGAGAACTTTCTGAGTTTAATAATCAATTAATGGCTAATAATATTACACCACCTGATGGTGTCTCATTAAAGGATTATGTTGAGGAGATGTCTACTAAGATACTCAATCCTAAGAATAGATATTTAATGCCTATTTTAAAAACAATTGATCCTAAAAATAATTGGCTAGTTTTGTTAATTATATCTGGTGCAAAAGGAAGTTTAAGTAATTTATTCCACATCTTTGCTCCGGTTGGTCAGAGAAAAATTAATAACAAGCGTATTGACAATTCACTTTACACAGGTAGATATAGTATTAATTCACGTCAAAATAGTATCGAACCTGAAGATAGAGGTTATGTTAAATCTTCACATATGAAGGGATATGACAGCAGAGATGCACTTTCAATTGGTCGTGAAGTCAGAAGAAATATTCTGACTAAGGGATTAGTTGTTTCCCAAGCAGGTCATTTAGGTAGAGTGGTTATCAGGGCAGTAGAATCTGCTACAGTTAATAACGCTTTAATGACAACCAGGGGGTATTATACTAATATTATAGAATTAACAAACAACGATGATGGATTTAAATCGTCAATGCTACAATATATTAAATTACCACTTTTATCAATGGACGATGCTGAGATCAAGAAGAATTATAATGAAAGATCAGACATCATGATCAAAAGAAGAAATACTATATTTGAAATTAGAAGAGGTCTTTATAATTACAACCCTCAGTATAAATATACTGATAAAGTTCTATCTCCTATTGATCTAGATCAGCAGATTAGTATGAACGCAGATAAAGAAGATATCGGCGATGCAAAAGTAAATGGAGAAATTCTAGAAAAATTCTGTGATGATTTACATTACTGTAGGCTTAACCCTGTTCATAGAAAGAAACAAACTAAATTATTAGATCCACTTACTTGTGGATTTGTTATGCTTAAAATTATCATTGCAAGTAAGTTTACAGTCTCTGTACTTAAAAAATTTACAAAGGAGAATTTCTTATTATTTCTGAATCTTCTTGAATATAAAATAATTGATTCACTTCATGAACCTGGAGATCAAATTGGTGTTATTTTAGGTCAAGTTTTAACAGCACCTCTTACTCAATACTTAATTGATACTCATCATGTTTCAGTGACTGGTGGTACAGCAAAAGACACCATTGAATATAATTTCAACACACTGAATGTAAAAGAGAAAAAAGATAAGAACGTTACTAATAAAATGTTTATATATCTCAGACCTGAATTTGAACATGATAAAAAAGTGGCCTCAGAACTAGTTGAGTATATAACTTCTAGAAAATTAAAATCAATCATTTTGAGTTGTAGAATTTTACGAGAAACAATCGGGGAACATATTACATTCAAATCGGATGCTGATTTAGAAAAGCAATATATGAAGAAAATGAATATAAATCCAAATATATCAGAGTTTTATCCAATTAAATTCAGACTCGTGTTGAGTAAGCGATTAATGGAACAAAATCATGTTCAAGTTGATGATCTATTTAACAAACTTGATCATCTATATGAAAATAGAATATTGATCACTTATTTTGAATATGATTATGAAGTAATTGTAATCTTATATTTTGATAATAATTTTACTTGGCAGTATATAGATAATGTGAATGTAAAGAGAAAGGCAAACAAAGACTTAGAAAAAGTTGGTTCGATTGAGCAGCGAATAGACAGATTTAAAGATGAATTAATTGAAAATATGACCATTAATGCATTTACTGACATTAATGGGGCTACAGTTAAAAAATCTTCATATCAGGAAGTTGAAAATGGAAAGATAGAAACAAAAGATGTATTTTATGTAGAGACAAATGGAATTAACATGGAAGATATTTTGTTGATTAATGTAGTAGATAATAATAGAACAACTTGTAATAATATAGATGAGACATTTAAATTTGATGGATTGTCGGCTTGTAAAAATAAAATCATGCATGAATTATATAATAATTTAACTCCTGAAATAGGAACGCTTCCTTCTATATTTGCATTTATATCCAACCTAATGACAGAAACTGGGTATCCAACTGCTATATCAGACTCTGGACAAAAGGATAGAGAACCTGATGATATTTTACTCAGAATGTATGTTAAGAATCCTATTGATGCTGCAAAAGAAGCATCTTCAACTTATATTGAAAATCAAATGACATCATGTTCTGCTAATATAATGCTCGGATACAACTCTAAATACATGGGAACAGAATTAAATAAGATAATTATCAATGAAGAGTTTATAGCAACTCATGCTGGATCAGGCTCTCAAGACATTGATGATATGTTATAATAATCTAGATTAATATATTTAAAAATTTGATTTTTTTAGTTTCTAAGTCTACTTGTTAGTTATGTCAAGTTTAAAAATATTCTCTTTTAATGGTGATTATGAAACCCACACAGATGGTGAAAGGAATATTCAAAAATGTTCATCTTTCGCTTTCTTATTTGACATTCTTTTAATCTTAGTTAACTCCTTTGGATTGTCTACTGATAAAAATTCTGTTGAACGCTGTAAAGGATTCACATTCTTCTGCAGAAAAATTCAGAATAAAGTTTATATTCAACTTGGTGTTAATTTTGATTTCTATAACAAGTATTTTGCTTATTTAAAAATAGGCTCTCTTCAATATTTTGATTCTATTGTATTTGAATGCACAAAAACTGAAAAAGGATATTTAAATTGTAATTTCATTAAGATATTTAGTGAAAAAAGAGATTTAAATATGAGGGACCGTTATAATGTAGCAGTTATGATGGGAGGTTTACTTAGCAGATCTAAACTTCGCGATTACCTATCTAAAATAGAATTTATCAACTCTGTATCGAGATTTGAATCAATTGTTCCGTGATTGGAATGAGCACGCATCTCACTCCTCGGTGGTTTCTGGATTTAACCCTTAATTAATCCTTCGTGATTGGAATGAGCACGTATCTCACTCCCTGGTGTTAACTTTCGGCTAGATATAGGCGGGTTAATTACTTTTTTATAAATAAATTTTGATTTTTAATTATTCTAGTTTAAATTGATATGAGTGAATTTATTAAAAAAGGTTCAGAATTATATAACTTATTTGAATTTATGAATAACCTAGATCATATCCCGGGATGCAGAATATTCAGGAAGCAAAATGGTGATTTTGAGTTATTTAAAATTGATGGCAGAAAAGTAATTACCCATTATGATGTTTCATATGGAATTGATAACATGATTGTTATAGATGTCAAGGAAGATAGATGCGTCAAAGAAGGGGAGTATGACAAATGCTTTAAAAAAATATTTTAAAATACAATTTTTTTAATATTTAAATGAATTCCATTTTGGATGTTTTCAAGAAAAATATATTTAATTCTGATCTACCAATTGATACAACTAAGGTTGTTTCTAAATATCATCTCCGAGCGATTATTCATAACGAATTTATAGGTAATAATAATCATAGTAGAATTGAATATTTATCTGGATCAGAACCCGAGATTAAAAAAATAAATAACGATGTATGGTTATTTATGCCAACTAATCGCGTATATAAATATGATAGTTTTTATAAGGAACATAAAACAGACCCTCGTAAAGAAATTTTTAATCAATATCATAAATGCTGGCTTAAAATGGAGCAGTATTACAATGCGAATAAAAATCAAGAATTTATAATTGATATGCGCTCTTTTGAAACACGCGGACATGCCTTTATCGCTTCTTTATTTCCATTTATCGGAGATTGTGAAATACCTGTGGTCAGATCCAACTTAAAAGAAGTTAAAGATAAAATATATATCAGTAATAAATTTCCATATATCAGCGTTAATGAAAAACTTACATCTGATTACGTAAACCTAGGCAATGCTAGAATAACTTTCTTAATTGATTCTAATACTGCAAAAATAAAAGATCCGTTTTTCATGTGCGGAATGTACGCTCTTTCGCAGCGATATCAAATATTCGGAGTAGATATTGGTGATTTAATTTATAATCAATATAGAATTGAGACAAAAAATTATCCTAGATATTTTGAAAGTCAGATTAAAGCAGGTATAAATGAGGTGTACATCAGGATTCCTGATACCCAAATAGAGAGAATAAATATAATTCCTATTCCTGATTCGTATAAACCTTATCTTAACTAAATTTATATACCCACTTGATTATATCCTTCTACATCTGGATAAAGTCGATTGTTTTTAATAATTTTTTTATCAATTATTTCGGTATATGGATAAATTATAAATACTCCATTTATGTATATGTCTGCCATCGTTGAAAGAGCACCCATTGACGGATAGCCATGAATAGTGGCTTTAAGATATTTCTTGAAAAAATATGTAGATATCTCACTACCTGATGCACTTCCATTATTTAGGATAACATGGATATTATCTTTGTTCTTTACATCAATACAAAAAGGCCTTTGCATTCTATCAGAAATAACGCTTCCTCCTATATTCGTCCAGTGAAATTCTTCTTCATCTGCAGTAAATTCGACTTTTTCACCGCTGTTTGAACGTAAGTCTAAGGTGAGATTTTTTAAGAATGGGGTGATTATAGAAATGAAACTTGCTGCCAATCCACCTCCGTTATTACGAAAATCAAATATCCATTTTTTAGGATGATGATTGGTTTCCAGAATGGATATAATCTTAATTACGCGATTTATGAAATCTACTTCTGATTGTTCTCTTCCGAGTGAATATATTGTGCTCCTAGGATGAGGAATCCAGATAAATGCTGTATCTTCTTTCATATAACCTTGCGACCTAAACACCGTCCGCTGATGCATAGATGGATCTAATGAATTTGTATAAACAAAATGATTGAAACTTATATAAGAATTTATATTTCCTATTTTTTTAATAAATAACTCTTTAATACTAGATGGAACTACTTCTAAGAATCTATATATGGTTTTTAATTCTTCATTTCTTTTTTCCTCATCTATTATAAAAGGAATCATTTAAAGTATGAGAGAAATAAAAAATAGGGAAATTAATAATGCTCTTCATAAATTACATAAATTCGTAGCAATTGTACCGGATGAACATTTATCACCAGATATGTTTACATGTGTTGAAGAATTCTGGGAATATATAATCACTTTTTGGAGACCCAAGATAAGGCACTTTGCAGTAGATTATAATACGATAGGACCTGTCAAAATGTCAGTAAATGTGAATAGTAATAATTACGGTTATATATTTGTTAGAGCCGGCAAATCAGAGATATCAAAATTTGTAAACTATAAAACAGTCCTTGAAATACTTGAGAATAAAACTAATAAATTTGTAATTAATCTTAGTCCTATCAGTAATATAGGATTAACCGTTCTTTACCTTGCACCTTTCTTGAAACACAAAACAACTGTGAACAAGTCTTTATATACTGATGGAAATTATACAATTAATACTATATGCGATAATATTCGATATACTCATAAAAAAATAATTATACGTAGTTTATTTAGCGGTGCTTACAGAGTTGAGCAAAATATAGATAACCCATTTGAAATAAGATATAATGAACTAGTAATCTTAGTCAATAAATACAATGCTGAACACATTAAAGCACTTTTTCCTGAAGCAATATTATATATGCCAAGTGATGAAGATTTAATGGCAGATATTCCGGTTCAATTTGAGACAAATGAATATACAATCTGGCTAGGGGTTAATAAAAAAATAGATATCAAGAGAGAAACACTTGATAAAAAATATTGGCCTTATTCATAAATTAAGAATATCCACCATTTCTATAATGATGTCTACATCCAGCACAACACATACAGCAAACAATAATGACAACAAAAACGACGATGAGGAGTACCCAACATCCATATTTCCAATAGTCATTTTGACCGCATCCATAATTTCCTGCTCTTTCGCATCCGCAATCTCCGTGCATACCCATTCTTGTTTTTAATTTGTGAGAAAAAAAAATAATTATAATTAAAATGGAGATAAACGAATTAATTAATCAATTATATTTATTGGGGGGGACTGATCTACCTGATATAAATTTTTCAGGAGGATCGCGTCTAGGATTAACTGGGTCTGAACAAAAATTATTAGACCTTGCTAAATCGGCAGAAAAAACTAAAACTAGATTTCCTAAACCTGAAGAATATGTAGCAGAACAATATCTAGAAAAATATAAAGAATTTCTAAAAAAATATCCCGGGCAAAATGGTTTATTAAAGCCTATAATAACAATTGATAATATTCCTGAAAAATTAAAATATATAAACAATTTAATGAAAACTATTTATATGCAAATGTTTCGCCTCAATATTCATAATGGTCAACGTAAATTGTTTTTATCAGAATATCAACATTTAACAGAGATGCTAAATTCACACAATGAAGAAGCATATGTAATCTACGCTGGATCAGCTCCTAGCAATAAAGCCCCTATGTTAGGTAGAGCATTTCCAAATGTTAAATTTATATTTATTGATCCAAATGAATTTAATTTTTATGTATCTAAATTTCATGATAGTCATTATTACTATCCTGACACTGGGAATGTAGTTTATATGAGCGTGTCAACTAGAAATAAAAGAATGTATAGGTTGGATTATGGAGTTAAAAAACTTATCCACTTCAAGAATCCAAAACAAGTATTGAATGTAAGTGATATTAAAACTCCACTTAGTTGGGATAATGATGATGAGTTTATTGAATTTATTGAGAACAGTAATTATCAATTTTATCTACTTGAAGAATACTACACCACTGCTATTTCAGATTTGTTAAATAAATTGATTCAACGTCAGCCTGGTAAAAAAGTATTATTCTGGTCAGATATCAGGAGTCAATTTTATGAAAAAACCGTTAGCGATGCTGAGGCAGGTGCTGGTGATATAGATGTTATTGCAAATGCGGCTATGACATATAGTTGGATAAAGCATTTAGTTAAAGGAAGAAAGCATAATTTCCACAGCATGCTTAAATTTAGATTTGTATATGGGGATGAACCGATTAATTGGAAGATGATTGGTAATTTTATACGCGAGGCCAAGAAACTTGGTCATGATTTTCAAGAGGAATATTTAAAAACAGGCAAAATATCTTTCTTCAATGGAGACGCATATCTCCAAGCGTGGCCAGGAGGTGCATCAACTGAAACACGCCTTTGGTCTGATTTAAGTCAACTTAAAGGAAATTTAAAACAATATAATGTCCAAGATTATGAGGATAGACTTAATTGTTATAATCAAACATTTAGGACTACTAGATATTTTGAGAACCCTCTTGCAGGTGAAATAGATGGATTGGATAATTGTAATGATTGTGCACTCGAAGTAGATATTAGATATAATTATTATAATAAATTCTTTCCTAAAATGAGTGAGAAAGAGAAGAAAGAAAAAATACTACATGATATAGAAGCGATTAGTAATTTAACTGGAAGACCATTACTTAGATATCCCCATGGAAGATTGTTGTATTCAAATGACCAAGTGTAAACTAACCGGTTGATTTAAGATAAGACTTATTTTTTCACAATCTTCATATATTTTATTTAATATATCAATAGTTGGGTATGGTATTTTTTGACAATATAAAATTACCCCATTTACAATGTATCCAATCAAGGCTGGTAAATTTTCATAGTCATTACTTGGATATATATAACCTAATTGTTTTCCTAAATCCTTGTCATCTGAGATCAAAATTGAATCTCGATAAAATATGATTAAACCGGCTGATACTTGAATAAATTTTATAGAATTTATATTTTTTTTATCAATGTATCGGGCATATTCACATAGATATATATTTCTAAATCCAGCTTTGATTAATCTAATATTATAAATTACGCAGAGTTTAATTTTTTTATCGCAGCCTGGTTTGAACATTAATTTGATTTTAACATATTATAATTATTAAGAAAATATGACAACTCTTGATGATATTTTTATGGATATAAATGCAGATAGAAATATTATTTTGCATGGACCTGGGGGAACAGGAAAAACATATACTATCCGAGAAATACATGCTGAGTACAAACACTATAAAAAAAGAATAGAAATAGCAGCGCCGACAGGTAAGGCAGCAGTTGAATTAAATCTAGATGCAAATACTATTCATAGCCTGTTCGGGATCAGCCCTCTAGATACAACTGATATCAGTGAAGTAGAAATATTGAGAGAAATTGCAAAAATATGTAAAAATCCTCGTATCCAATCGACGCTTTCTTCTATGGACATGTTAATTATTGATGAAATTTCTATGGTAGGTTATGTTTCATTTCGTATTATGGATGGAGTGCTAAGAAATATTAAGAAAAATGATAAGGCATTTGGAGGAGTTCAGTGTATATTCTCAGGTGATTTCAAGCAACTTCCACCAGTCAAGGATAAGTTCTGTTTCCATTCTGATGTATGGAAAGAACTAGATTTAAAAGTAATTAACTTTATTGAACCTAAGAGATATACTGATTTAAACACTTTTGATTTCTTACTTAGATTGCGCGATGCCAAGCTGACTGAAGATGATATGGAATTTCTAAATGAAAGACGCCAAGCATTCATAAGGAAAGAATATTTAGATAAAGAAAAATTTAAGATAATGCCCGTTGTGTTATTTTCATCTAATGCTGAGGCAGCCAAGGTTAATAAAAAAAGATTAAAAGAATTACTAGGTTCTACTTTTATCAGCCTCGCTGTAGACAAAGTAGAATATAAAGATGAATCTATTGATAAATTCCAAACAGGAGCAGATAAAAAATTTCAAGAAAATATGATAGCAAGAGAAAGAAATGTAAGAAAATGCTTAGAAGATATAATGCCTGCGAAATTAGAATTGAAAGAAGGAGCAAAAATAATATTTTGTAGGAATTACAATAAGGATTTAAATCTTGTAAATGGGATGATGGGGGTTATAGTTGAAATCGATGATGGCTGGATTGACGTCAAGATAGAAAATGGAACTGTCCATAGAATTCAAAAAGCATCATACTTAATTAACACTAGATATTTTTCATGTTCCCGGATTCAATATCCATTCAAATTAGCTTGGGCACTTACAATTCATAAAAGTCAAGGAGCGACATTAAATGCTGCAATTATATCATTAAAAAATATATTTGCACCAGGCCAAGCATATGTTGCCTTATCTAGAGTAGTAAACATGAATAATATATTCATTGCTAAGAAAATAGATTTTAGTGCAATCACAGCAAATCGAGATATTCCGAGTGAATTTAATTAAACATTTCTTGTACACCTGAATAATTAGTGATATATATTCCTACTGAAATTGATTATATATCTGAATTATATTTTTTATTTCAAAATGGAGTATATAAGCCGGCTTAATATTATCTCAGATGCTGAAGATGATAAAATACTTGATATTGTTCTAGACAATTTCAATTCACTATGGGAAAATTTAAATAAATTCTATAATGAATTTAATCCTGATGAAAATCAGTTAGCAGGAGTTGGATTTGATTCTAAGGAAAAATTTGAAGATAGAAATTTTGTATTTAATCATTTATATAATTTTTCTTTGATACGCACACTAGGTTCACTTTATGATGCTTCAACTATAAGAGATTTAGATGAAATTTTTGATCAGCTTGTTCCTAAATTCCTTGAACCAATAATCAAGATTGATAAAATTACTAGAGATGAATTATCTCAGTGGTATGCAAAATTATATATGACTGATAAATCAGATATCATCCAGGATATTTTACAAAATTTTATTCCAAATAAAATAGCAGAATACAAACAAGATGATGAAGGTAATTTTCATATCAAATTTGAATCAGATAAAGTATCATATTTGGAATACTTCATTCATGATTTTGAGATCAGGCTTAATCAAGTAATGACCAATTATGAAGATTTTGTCTCTGATCAAGTAATTAAAGAGGCAGAAAATATGAAAGCGCTTTATTCAGATATGATCGAATATGAGAAAAGAATCTTACTTAATTTCAATATTAAATATGAATCAAAGGATGACAGAATAAAGAAGATTAAAAAATTATCAAAGAAACAAAAAGCAGCCTATGATAATATGTGCTATAATAAACTTCAAGAATATGGAAGAGATGAAAAATATAATCAAACTGTAGTGAAATACCCTACCATATCTGCATGGATATTTATGAATCAAGATTTTAATGAAAATATATTCAAAGACAAACTTAAAAATCTTTTATGGAATTTATCATTAGACAACTTCGATATGGAAAAAGCCTATTTATTAGAAGTGAATAAAGGTAAACCTAATTATGATATTATGAAAAAAAATATTTTCAAATTGATCAACACTCAAAGGAGTCAAGCAATTAAAACTAAAAAAGAAATGGAAGAAAGAATGAAAAAATTAGAACAAATCTATAAAGAAGCAAATGAAAATAAAGAAGATTCAAAGGAGTCATTATCTGAATTACTAGCAGAAAGTATCAGATAACAAAATAAAAATTATTTTTAATATAATGTAAATGGAATTGAGTAAAGTTTTCAGAGTTGTATTCCCATTGATATTATTTGTTGCTGTAATTATTCTTGGGTATTTCTGGTATAATAGTATGCTTTGTACGGCGTTTCCTAGCCTACCTAAAATCCCAAATCCATTCTAGATGATATAAATTGTTTTTTATGGATTTTAAATCATATTTAAATATGGATGATTTGAAAAAATTAGTACATACTCGGTATTACAAATATGAAGAAATTATAAAAGCCTGTAATTTAGTTGCAGAGTATATAGTGAAAAATAAATTAGTTGTATATGGAGGTCAAGCAATTGATAATTCGCTTAGAATATATAGTAAGAAAATTTATGAAGATTACTTAATTCCTGATTATGATTTTTATTCAGTCAACAATGTTCATCATGCTTATGAAATTTTCAAGTTAATGTGTAATCATTTTGAGCAGGTTGGAGTAATGCCTGCATTTCATGGAACTACTATGAAGGTGCGTGTTTTTAATGATATGGTCGCTGATTCATCATATATCAAGCCAGATTTCTATAGGTTATATAAGCAGACCGCAATCAAATATAAAGGAATGTATTCTAGGCATCCATATTTACAATATGCTGATCAATGCAGAGCACTTTCATATCCTTATGAAAATGAGGGAATGGAAGTGGTTATGCATAGATGGATAAAAGATTATGAAAGAATGAAATTACTTTATTCTAAATATCCAATTGGAATAGGAAATGAAATTACTGAAAGATTTCTTAAAAAAATAAAATATCCTAATTCAACTGTTATTTTAACAACTCAATTCTTATCTAAATCTACAAAAAAGTCAAGAATAGAATCAGGCTTGATATGCGGGTTAGAAGCAGTCAGAATATATGAACTAGAATTTCTTAAATTAATAGGAGATGTAATTGATACTGATGAAATAAATAATGAATTACCGAATATAGGATACACTAGTTCAATCTCAGATGAACCTCCGCTGATTGATCATGATTGCTATGTAGTAGAATTAGATCATGCTGAAAAGATAAAACAAGATGCGGCTGGTAAAGAAAAAGTAATTGAAAAAAAATTACCAGATCATAAAATTCCTAAATCATATATACTTGAAAAATCGAAAATGGAAATTATTTTAGCGGAACACAAAATAAATTATCAAATGATAAATGGACAAAAAGTTGTTTCATTTCCATTTTTAATCATTTATCTATATGCTCATATGATGGATAATTATAAAGTGGAAGGGGTAGATAAGATAAATTCAAGTACTATTTATATGAGTGCTTATTTTAAAATGCTCATCATTATGAATATAATATTCAGGTTAGATTTTCATGATCAATTTAAGATATTCTATCCAAGTGTTGATGTAATAGGTGAAGAGAAAATGGATCCTATTCAAAAATTATTTGCTACTGATCGAGAATTAGCGAGAAAGGTAAAACCGCCTAGTGTGTACTATAAAGGTGAAATAGACAAAGATCAAGTATTCAAAGAAATACCAGATAAATTTGAGTACGATCCAAATTATTACGATGTCTAATAATATTTTAATTTATTTTTTTAAAATTTATACATACTTAAAATAGTGATGACAGAATCAGCATTAGTCGGCGGAGCAAAACCAAAAAGAAAGACACGAAAAAGAAAAACACCAGGTTCTTCTACAAAATCAATTGCTAAAAAAGCACCAAAAAGAGCATCAGCAAGTGATAAGAAAAAAGCACCAAAAAGAGCAACCGCTAAAAAAGCAGGATCTAATACTAACCTAAATGCTGCTGAAAAAAGAAGACTCAAAGCGCTAGTTAATAAAGCACTTAAATAAATATTTAATATTTTTGATTTTTTTTATTCATAATTGAATTAATTATATCTCAAAATGTATCCCAATGAGAATGGAATTTTTAAACAACCTAACATTAACAGAACTCCCATTGATTCAATTCCTGAAGGGATAAGTATATCTAATAGAGAAGGTGTAAAATGCTTTGAAATTGAGTTAAATCAGAATATAGTGAGTGGAATAAAAACGTATATCAAATTGGAAAATATTAAGAAAAAAGTATGGTTATCTATCTGGAGTAAAGAAGGATCAGCCGTTAGACATAAAATAGATAAAGGTTATATAAATGTAAATGTTGAATTAGATGACATCATAAGCCGCTATATGTCAAAAACCTATCACAATGACGAAACTTTCAATAAGATGGTAGAAGAGATTAATGATAAGTTCGATTTAGATTTTGTATCTTCCGATTTACAAGAAGATGAAATTGAAATTACTGAGAAAATTGGATATTTATATAATATAGACAATCTTTGGGAATTTACCTGTGGATCATTTACATTTGTTGAATATAGTAATGAAATGAATACCCTGGTTAACTTTTATAAACTTGATCTAGTTGATGTTATTGATATAACGCTTGCTTATAGAAATTATCATAATAAAAGTGGTAGTAATTGGAGCCCTATTGAGATAGGAAATATTGTAAAGCACTTTAAGGGAAAGTGTAAAAATCGTAAATGTAAAAATTCACATAAATTCAGTGTGATCGAATCATTTTCATCTCCATTTAACAATCAGAATTTCTTATATAAAAGATTAGATCTCGTAGATGCTGCATTTACACTATATGAAACCGATAAGAAAATACCATTTGTAAAAGGCACATTTCCTAAAAGCCTCATCCCGACAATCGAGTCAATAGAAGGAAATATATTATTGCTTGTTAATCCTGTATTCGCTGAAGATATAATTACTTTATCAATTGATGAAGTATTCAAATTATATAGAGATAATATATCAAATGCTAGATCAAGAATAATTACAGTGATGGCTATTCCAAATTGGGATGACCTTTATTCTCAACCAAACAATAGTAAAAAATTAACATTGCTCAAAAAAAATATAGGGATTGATAAACATTTTATTAACGGAACAACTGTTAGAAACCACCATGTCCACCAGCGTATTGGATTAAAATATTATTTATGGATTATTAATCCAATCACGTCTTATCATTTCTAAATTATTTCTATGATGACCTTCTATAAATTTTTTATCATTGCTGAAGTGAAGTAAAATTTCTTCATTTGCGATTGAATAACTCCACCATAAATTATTCCATGAAGTCGAAATTTGACCAAGTTCAAAATTTAATCTAGCCATATTAAAATATTCAATAAATTGATCTCTAATCAGCGTGATTAATTTTTTCACTTTATTAATTACACTTCCTTTTACCTTTAGATATTGTGAAATAGCAACATAATATATCTGCTTCACAAATGAAGAAGGTACAAGGAAAATAGGCCTAAATTGATCTTCACAAAGTTGATCTATTTTTTGACTCACGTCATCAAGTTGAATGATTGAATCAGGAATTATATCCAATATAGGCAAATATAGAGTATATACAATTTTACTCAATTCAACACACTGATTTGTATAAATATTATATTCCATTTTGTATCCATAATCAAGCAAATCATATATAAATTCATTGAGAGTATTTTCGTCATTTATTTTTTGATCTACTTCATCAAGAATTTTATTAAAATTAGATCTTAATATTTCAATGAAATCTCCAAACATTTTTATATCAATTAGTTATTTATTTTAATAAATATTTTAAAATCAATTTTTTCCATATCTAAAATCAACAATGTCTTCAACCTGGTGGTGGATTATAATCGGTATCTTCATTTTAATTGTCATTGCAATTGTAGTTGCTGCAGTTTTATATATGGTCAAGAAAAAGAAAAAATCTAGCAGCGGTATGGATATGTAAATAATTTCTCAATGGAAAAAAATTTGATTTTGGATTTAAAAATCTTGAACGCCTGTCATGCAGGAGGTTCCCCCTTGCAGACCGGTATGTTGTGAGGGTTTTAAAAATTTTTTTAGACTTTTTTTCTGCACTTCACATTGCCTCTTTTATCAACGAAAAATCCTATTTCATCTTTTAGTAAATCTCGTTCAAATTCTAAATTATTATTGAACTTTGATAAAATATTTGATACTAATATGCTTCCTAATTTAGCATATAACACTGCTCTACTCTTTGTTATCAATTGAGTCTGCTTGCTAGCCCATAACCTAGGTTCATTGAAAACACATCTTCTAGCAAAATATTCACAGTTATATCTATGGATAGTATATGTCAAATTGTTGTCTTTATACAGCATTAAAGCCGTTTTCAATCTATCATCAAGAGATCTAAATACACTTGATCCAAACATAGACAATTCGTCATTGAATGTGGCAACCCAAAAATATTTACGAAACCATAAAAACCCTCTTAAATCAGTTAGCGTGATTATATTAGAATCATCGAATTCGAGCACTCTAATAAAATCCATATGCTGTCTCTCCACGCTTATTACTAATCCTACATGAAATACTTGATATTCTGGAAGATATCTATAAAGAACATCTCCTGGTTTTAATTTGATTTTACTCATTTTAAAAATAACAATAAATTATTTTTTAATTGATAATTATATTGACTTATTCAATAATGGAATATAATAAGAAGAAATTTTATTATATCCTTCAGAATCTTTATTCAGTGGATCATTTTGTTGAGTTAAATCCAGATGACAGGGTTGTAATGGTATTAATGGTGAATTATATTCTGGAGTCAACAAAGAACGATTATCCTTATACATATATATGTTGTACAATTACCAGTGAATCACATGAATGTATGGATTTAATCAAGATTCTTAAAATCATTACAGCAAATATAAAACTAGATTTATTTGATAAACTGGATCTATTGATTAATCTTTATATCGATTTGACTGAATATAGAAATTTAAAATGTATTTCAAATAATTATAGAACCATTAATAATCAATCCTATTATAATATGATGTCTAGAATTATATACAGATTAGATAATTATTTTAAAGATCACTCGATTCAGGATTACATTGATAAAAAAGTAAATCTACCGGTTATTTTAGACTTTAATAGCAAGATGGATAAAGGCTATAAAAATAACAGAATTGTTCAATCTGATATAATCTGTGATTTTTGTGGTAGCAAGATGAAAAATATTTATGATCAATTATTGGAATGTGAAAAGTGCTCAAATTGTATAGAAAAATGAAACTTAAAAATGTCTTCTCATACAACCCTTAATGTTGCACTTTGAGTAAGGATTAATATGTGATTCAAATGGATGATTTTTTTCACATTTAGCATCTTCACATCCATAATTCATCACAGATAAGAATGCAGTTAAATGTGCTTTAAATGATCTATCAGTGATTCCATACAAACTTAATATCTCTTTATCATTGGTTGTACAAATAGTAAACCAGAGTCTAAGAACATATTCACACATTCCTATTCTAGCCAAGCATGGTGCTAGATTTTTAAATCCAGTGGAGGCTTTAATTTTCAAACTGAGTATTGCATTCAGCCTGTTCATATATTGATTGCATTGTTGATCAGTATGAACAAATAAGCAAGCAAAGTTTTTACAATCTTCATCGCGGTTGCATTGAAATTTTTTATTTTTCATTTCGAGATGTTTTTTCAACTTGCTTACATTTTCCAAAGTGATTACGTCTAATGATTTTTTTATATAATCATTTAGATCTTCTCTTACTCGGTCATACTGATCAAAACCTAATTCTTCCATTTCATCATAACTATATAAAGTAAACGGATGTACCACTTTATTGATAGGAGGGTCAATTTCAGCAGGCTCATTCTTGGATTCAGGTTCATTTATAATTTCTTTCTCCTCTTCCTCAATTGGTTCAGTCATGATTTCTTCTTCCTTTTGAATGGATTCAGGTTCAGTTATAATTTCTTCTTCTTCATTTTCTTCTTCCTCAATTGGTTCAGTCATGGTTTCTTCTTCTTCATTTTCTTCTTCCTCAATTGGTTCAGTCATGGTTTCTTCTTCTTCCTCTTCACTGATATCTTCAACAAATTGTTGTTTTTTCAACTGAATTAAGTTTTCAACTTCTTCAAGTTGGGCTAAATCCATATCATTTAATAAATGATCAATTACCATAATTGGTGATTCACCTAAATCTCTTTCAGTGATTAAATAATAACTATTACAGTTAATATTTGTTAAGTTTTTCTCCTTGACATAGATAAATTCATTTTCATCTATCTCATTACTATTGATTTCTTCAACAGGATAATTAACATGTTTTTTACCATGATCAAAATAATTAATAATTTCGTTATCACTGGATAAAAATGTAATTGAATAATCTGCATCAATAGTGGTTAAATGTTGAGAGATTTCTTCAATTTTTCTACCTTCACGAAAATAAGTCTTTGAGTTAATTTCAGACATAATGTAATAAAACAGAATTTAAAAAAATTAAAATCAAATTTTTAATATCATAAATGTACTTTGATTCAAATGCTAATCACCCCATGCTGAAGTGTGCTGAAATGGGGTATTTAGAGGGTATCAAGTATAATAATATTTCCTCAACAAAAGATCCAAAAGCCATGAAATATAAAGATGATTTAACTAGTGCTATCCTGGCAGAGCATGGTAATAATTATGATGTGATCTATACATCGGGAGGATCTGAATCTAATTCTACTATAATTTATCAACTTTTACATGAATATATATTAACTGGTAAAAAACCCCGGGTTGTTTGTTCAACAATTGAACATGCTTCTATTTCATATCATTTACAACAATTGGAAGAACAAAATATAATTTCTGTAGACTGGATAAAACCAGATGCACATGGAATAATTCATGCTGATTCTATTCAAACTAAAAATATATCCATGATCTTTCTTCAATCAGTTAATTCTGAGACAGGCGCTATTCAGAATATTAAATCAATTTATGAACTTGCTCAACGAGAAAATATTTTATTTGCTGTAGATAATGTTCAGGGTTTCATGAAGCGTGTTTACCCTACAAATGTAGGTGATTATATCAGTATTAGTTTTCATAAAGTGGGAGGACCTATTGGATTTGGAGCATTGTTGATTAAGAAAGATTTACATTTTTATCCTATGATAGGGGGTAAGCAAAATAAATCTATGAGAGGAGGTACATATAATATAGGAGCAATGGTAGCCAGCCTATGTGCGATTAAAAGATTTGATTATAAAAAGGCCTCTGAAAATGGAAAATATTTCTGGAAACAAATTAAAAAAAAGATCTTAGTCAAAGAATATAATGATTTGATCAATGGAAAGGTACTTCCTGCTGGACCATATATAATCAGATTTGGAGAGCAAACTAGCCTTCCACATACTGCATTCTTTAGCATGGCACGCGGACATGAAATTAAATGTGGAACAATGATTAAGAATAAACTAGCAAAACAAGGGATTATAATCGCGACTGGATCAGCATGCAATAATGAAAGTGCAACTATAATTGGAAGCATGAATTCAAGTGATATACACGATGCAGTGAAGAAAGGATTTTTAAGGATAAGTTTTTCAGAAAAAAATAATAAGTCAGAAATTAATAAGTTGATAGAGTCATTATTTTTAGTTTACAACTAACTAAAAATAATATACTTAACAGTTTCCATAATCAATTTCACTATCTTCTTCTGGTTCTTCATTTTTTTCTTCTTTTTCTTCTTTTTCCTCATTCTCCATCTCATCAATATCACCTCTTAAGTCATTAAAGTCTGCTTCTGCTCCACCTGTTTTAGGTTCGATGCAGCCAGATGCAAAATACTTACCAATTCGAGCTTCTATACCACCAGATTTATACATGAATTTACCAAATCTAAATGACATTAATACAAATGAATACTCATTCATTTTATCAATAAATGTATCTGATTCTAACATTTCCTTTCTTCTTTCTTCAGAAATTTTAGATACATCATCTATTCTTTTTTTAGAACCAAATTCAGCACTATACATAGAAGTAATATAGTTAAATGGTTTTCTGTTCTTACATTTCTTTACCAATTTATCAAAATCATCATTATATCTTCTTAATTTTTCTTGTGTAAGAGGTATATCAGATAAAAGTGGTAATTTAGTATCCTTATGTAAAATAATTGGAGCCATTATATCACCATTAACTGCCTTAATCGGAACAAATACTGTTTCAGTTTGATCTTTCTTACCAGGCTTAGTTACTATTGAGTTATATGTTTCGTCATTTAAATCTAATCCTAATGTACTTTTAGCAACTTCTTTTATTTTTATATCTAGCAATTTGCAAAATTCTAAAACATTTTCATTTTTGACCATGACATAATTCAATTTGTCTCCACTTGTTAATTCAGTTTGAATAACAGGAGTTTTACAATTTTTGAATTTAATTTTGTCAAACTTTTCATCGTTTAATTTAAGAGTTATAACATGAGTAATATAACTATTTGCGGTTTCACTTTTAGTTGCAATTGATACCTTTATTAAATCTAAACTAGGTAGTTTAAATCTTTCATCAATCATAAGTGTACCTCTTTGGATGTTGTAGTTTGGCATGATTAAGTTTGTCTTTTAAAGTCTAATTTTAATCTTTCTAGTAAAAATCAAATTTTTTTAACACTTTAATTTTACTTAAAGTTAAAGTATCACTACTCCACCTTCGAATGAATCAAGTGAGTTTAGATATTCTTCTGATTCAAATTGAAATTTGCCTCCTATAATTCTTTGCTTAACTGTTTTATTAATCGTCAAAAATGGAATTGCATCATCACTGATCTTTGCTGTTGTTTTATCAATTGGGGCTTGATACATTTTTTTATGTATATCATCTAGTAATAATATTTTAAATTTATCCATGTTTTAAGTATTGTAAAAATTATGAATAAAAAATCAATTACAGTATTGTTTATAAGCGTGTTTCTATTTGTTATCTATTACTTGATATTTAATTCTGATTTATTTATTGATACTGTGTTAATTCACTTTCCAAGTACAGTTCAACAAAAATCATTT